GAATAGGCATTAACCGTGATAATGCTTCATCCATATTAATCGTCGTATACTAAACACTCTGGTTCATCAGGGTGCATTTCACAAAATAATTCGATAGTATTGGGATCGTGATGATCTCCTGCTTCTATCTCATCATGATGATGCTCTTCATACACTTCCAACTCATGTAATTCCTCTTTAACATGCCTACGTGCAGCAGGACTTGTTGTTGGGTCATCTAAGATTTCCCTGTCTTTCTGAATGTGTTCTTCGATAGTTTTCATTTTAGTTCTGAGTAAGCATCTCTTATTAACGTTAGGGCGGTGAAATCACCATCCGCTAGTAATTTATGAGATAATGACTTTATCATATAGTAACCAGAGGCAGGATTGTTAGATCCGCTATTAGGTTTATCTATATTTATTCTAGGAAACTTCATTTTCACAACAGAACCTGCTTTCAAACCCACATTCAATGGAACAGTGACTTCAAGGGTTTGAGAAAATAGTGCTGCATATCTAGATTGTCTCCTTGCTTCATATTCTATATGATAAGTTGGGGTTTGCAAACCACCTTCATTATCAAACAGACTTTTGTCAACAGTTGATAACATTATCCTAGAAGCTTTATCTGTAAAGAACTTGGGAACAAAGGGTTGTTCATTAGATAAATTTGTAGCACCTTCTTTCTTTTCATTCTGATTCTCTGGTTTGTATTCATGTACAGATTCTGGAGATTTTTCTGCTACCTTATGTATCCGTTCATTCAAATCAAAATATGTATTATAAGACATATATTGACCTTGGGATAATTTTTCAAGTAAATTGTTATTATTTTTCCATGTTGGATCGCTGACTATCCTATAATTATTTTTAGAATCAAGAGAATCAACAGTAGATGATTGAAAATATTCAGGGATAGCATCTTTATCAGTCTGTATAACTTCAAAAATTTTATCGATACTTCTGAAATTATATCCTTCTAGATCTTCCCAAAAGAAAAATCCAGAACCACCTCTAGTAGCAGTATCTTTACTAGAAATTGAAGGTACCGATTTGGTTGCTAAACTTACACATGTTTGTAATGGTCTTTTATAATTGCCACAAAATTCAATTGGATATTTTGGTTGTTCTAAATTAGATTCTTCAAACTTTTCAGGTGCTTGTAGTGTTTCAGTTAAAATCTCCTTTATAATAGTATTAGCAAATCCAGTATATTTTTTATAACATCTAGTAAAATGATTATGGAATGTACCTTTGGTTTCTAACTGCATTACAAAAACTTCTCTTTTCGCAGTACTACCACTTGATTTGATGTTACTTATAAACATCGGTTCTTTTTCAAAATCTATTACACCAGAAGGAGTTTCTATACGAAAGAATACCTTTGACCCACTTCTAACTGGAATACCTTCTAATCTACCAACAGTATCCAATATCATTACCTCTGCATGTATAGATGCATCTAGTATATCTTCATAAAAAGCAATAGGTCCTAATTGTAGAGTTAAATCCCTTTCATCACTATCATCAGGTGTCCTGACGGTAAGAAATTCTATTTTTGCTCCCCTAAGAAAATTAGACATTATACAGTCAACAGACTAGTCCCCTGGATGATATTTAGAGCGACTTGAAAATCGTCTACAGAAGCTCTACCTCCACTCGAATTACTACTAGCAATATTTCCACTTTGATTTTGTATGATAGTATCACCCTCAATGATTATATTAGATGCATCTGATCTCAAATTCCTATTAAACTTATTCAAAACCTCATTCAATGATGGTAAATTATCTGAAGTATTCTTCTTTATAGCTCCAGTTACCGATTCTTTACCAAAACCTTTCTTGTAAAATGATTGACCAAAACCCAATTGTTTTCTTACACGTTCTGCAATTTTCTGAGAATTAACCTTTACAGTTCTGGTGCCACTGATAAATTTCTTGGTCCTAGTAGATGTATTAGATGTAGTAGATGATAGATTAGGATTTACTTCTATAGTACCAGCGTTTTTTTTCTTCAATACCTTTCCCATAAACCTTTGACCCTTTAGAGTTGCTTCTTGACCTTGTGCATAACCTTTATTAAATGCCCTTTCTAAAGCTGCACGGTTATTCATAGCAATTGATCTGCTATGAAAAAGTTTCTTAATAACTTTCTTTATAAGACCTCTACCAACCATAAAAACTGCAGCTGCTGTACCTGCAGCAGCAACACCACTAGCAAATCCTCTATTAAAAGTATTTGCAAGCATTACTTGAGTTATGTTTCCTGGAGGTACAATACCAAATTTTCCACCAGTTACACCACGAGTACCATCACCAGGAATGACTAAAGCATCATCATCTACTATTTTCTTACCTTGTAACTTATCCAAAGCACTCTCAAGATCAGTCAAAGCAAGATTGAAATTTTTACTTACAGGTGATATACGTTTTACCTCATTCACTCTTCGTTTATCTGCACCTGATAATCTATCAAATAGTCCTGATGCTGCTATGCTACCAACAGTACCACCAATAAATCCACCAATAAGTGCACCAGGAGCAGCACCTACTCCACCAAATAATGCACCAATCGCTCCACCTGCTGCTGCACCAGCTTTAGCACCACCAAGAAATCCACCAAGTCCAGCAAGTGCACCTCCACCTGCTTGAAAATTAGTTTGTCCAGATGATTTTCTACCAAGAAAATCTGCTCCAGTGAAAAGTACATTGAGTGGTCCAACTCTACCTACTCCTTTCAATCCCTTTAGATTCCTACCTAAACCACCTAGTCTTCCACCACTAGAAGTTACTCTAGCTCTATTGAAAGGAGTTCTAAATCTACTTAGTCTATTTCCACGAGTAATTCCACTATTTCGTTGTAAAAATGGTCTCGGTCCTCTAATATTTCCACCACGTATACCACGAGTTCTACCTCCACCAAGACCACCACCTAAAGCAGTACCACCGAATAAAAGAGAATCTTTTAGACCAGTTTGTGCATTTTTTTGATTTATAGCATCACCTGCACCTTTCAGTGCAAGTGTTCTTAATTTAGCATTCTTTTTACGTTTTTCTAATAACTCTTGTTGAGCAATAATATTTCTTATTCCACTTAGTTTAAATACAGCACTAAGATTCTGAGCTGTTTTTAAAAGTGATCCTTTCCTACCTAAAATTGCTGTTATACTCATCTATAAGATCCTCCATATATCAAACGATAAGGTATCTTACTATGATCACTAAATTCAGAGTTTAGACTAATATTAGAACTTGTTGGACCATCTTTAGAAGTAGAAGTTTGAGGTGTAATAGTTTTACCAGGAACATTTATAATATTAGGTTGTGCACCTTCAGATGTAAAATTAATTGGAGCAAAATTATCATCAGGTAAATCTAAAGAAAAACCCTCAATAACAGGAGCCTCTATTACTTCAGTATTATTTTCTGCTGTTGCTACCTCTACTTGTTTCTCAACAAAAGCATCTCCTTCAAGCAATTTCCGATCAATTCCCAAACCACTAAGAATATCACCAGCATACTCCACAGGTCCCTTTGGAATCTCCAATTCTGGTGGTGCTGCAGCCTTTAGATCCTCTTTCTTAGTAGCATCAAAACCCTTCTTTTGTCCAGTTAATATATTATTAAATCTTGCTGTTACACTTCTAAATCTGTTTACATCTTTCGCTGTCAATGAACCACCAGAATCTACAAATTGTGTTCTTCTTTGATCTGCGTTACCACCAGGATTAGCCATTGCTTGACCACCTGCAACTAAACCTCCACCTAATAAAAGAGCAGCTAATAATCCTCCACGTCCACGACCAGCAGGTCCACCCGCCATCGTTCTTGCACCACCTCCAAGAACTCTTCCTAAAACTACACCACTAACTACATTGATAATCTCTGGTAGGAATGAAGTTACTGCTAATGCTGCACTCTGAGCACCAGCTTGGAAATTACCTTCAAGAAATTGTTTACCTGCAAGTAATGCACTAAATCCACCAATTTTAGTTCTTAGGTCATTGAACCCTGCACGTAATCCTAAAAGACTATCTTCCTCTTCTTCTAATAGTTTTTTCTCTTCCTCATTTAATTGTCTTTGTGCTTTAGTTTGATTCTTTACACTCGCTGCTATATTTTGTAAATTACTATTGACTATTTCTATTTCTAATAACAGTTTACCTAATGCTTGTGCAGTTTTAGGTTCTAAACCCTTCTCCTTTTCCTGTGTTATTCTAGATGTTAATTTATCATATGCCACTGACATTCTACGTGCCATTGGCTTCACACCCTTGAAATTAGGATCAGGTGTTTTCCCTTGTGGTTTAGGTATAAAATTTGATTGCGGCTGAACACCAGGCATCCCTGCAGGAATTAACATCCCTGCTCTCATTACATATCCATCGTTGAAGGTGTCAACCATTCGTTCTTTGTTCGGATTCTAACTTTTTCTTTTCAAGATAATTTTCAAGCATCTTAATATACGTCTGTTTCTCCCACGGTATCATGTTTTCTATCTCAGTTATACTCCAATTATGATATTGAAGTAATGCGAAAGTGTTCTCATAATAGGATGATAGACTTTCATGATACATCATTATGCGAAAAAATTTGATAAACCCTCAATTACAATATCATTATCTACTTTTGTATTTGGATTAGTTACAATAGTTTTGTAAACCAATCTTGGCATTGTAGTAAAAAACTCCTCTATCTTTTTGAATTGAGAAGAATTCAATTGTTCAATAAAGTCTAACAATTCTTTTTTCGTACAATCAGAAGAAGACCATGCTTCATCTTTATTATAAACTTGATCAATACAATCAACTATTGCATCAAATGCTTTGTTTATTGATTGATCGTCATTTTCTTTTGATACTAAAAAATTATTTTCTAAAAATTGAGACATAGATGGATACTTAAGTTTGAGGAATAAATTATCCCCTAAATCAACAGTATCATTATGCTCATCAGGAACATCAAGTTTGATGTCACTCATATTCAATGTCAATGGAACTTTAGTTTCTCCATCATCATCACAAGTAATAAGCAATTCAACAGATTCACCAACAGATTTGCCTCGAATATTCAAAAATAGAAATTCAAGATCAAATATAGGTAACTCATCTATTTTTACACCCCTACTAACAATACATGCTTTTAAAACACTCTTGAGAGTATTTGTAATCGCTTTATTATCACCACTTTCAAGTGCAATGAGAAGAGATTTTTCTTCTTTTACTAGAAAGGGACGATATTTTACTGTTTTGGATGTTGAAATAAGGTTCAGTTCAAATGTAGGTGTCGAAACCTTTGGTAATGGCATAATTAACGACTTCAGTGCTTTTATTTATAGGTCTATAAAGCAGATGCAAATGGACTTATTAAATTCTGAACCTTTTCCCTCAATTGCCTGTCACTATCAGCAACTCTTGCACCCCTATCAATAGTAAAGTAATCATATTTGAAACTTACTGTAGTTTTCACCAATTCTGCTTTTCCATATGCTAAAGGTGTAGCAACAATATTGACAGGAAAACAATTCTTCATAAAATAAGTAAGAAACTGAGGAGTCCTTTTATCGACACGATTTTCTGGGTTTTGACGTGACTCTGGCATCAACATATCACTACTAAATGCTGTAATCTCCATTTCACACTTATAAGACCTAGGATATTTCAATTTTTTGAAAGCATTATCTCGATTTCTTTGTTGGTACATAGTTCCAGCAATTTGATCTTGAACTTGAGTAGGAGAAATATATTCTAACCAAGCATTAAAAACTTCTTGAGTATAATAATCCCTTTGTGCATAAAAAGTAAGTGTAAAATCAGGATATCTCCTAAAAACTGCATAATTCTGAGATATACCCTGCCTCAAACCATCAATACTAGCAGTTTGAATCTGAGATCCAGGTAAAACTGCTTCAGAACAAAATAATGCTAAATTATCACCAGGTTCATTCATTACATCATTACTAGGTATTAGTACATGCTGTTTTAAAAACTGCATGAGACTAGGTGTTGATCCAGCAAAAGAATTGAAATTTATATAAACATCATATACATTATTGAACGCTGGAACCGCATTTCTAAATCCACCAAGATTATACAGTTCTTCTGTTCTCAAATAAAATCTGTCTTTTGCGAAAACTCGTTGATTAGACATCTAAATAGATGGACAGTATATACTATGTATGTCATATAAAGGGAAGTTCAGACCTTCTAACCCAAAAAAGTACAAAGGTGATCCCACAAACGTGATATACAGATCCCTTTGGGAATTGAAATTTATGAAATGGTGTGACTCAAACACCAATGTTATAAAATGGTCTAGTGAAGAAGTGATAATACCATATAAATCACCCATTGATAATAGACTGCATAGATATTTTCCTGATTTTTATATAAAATATAGAAATGCAATAGGAAAATTAGAAGAAAGACTGGTAGAAGTAAAACCAGCAAAACAAGTGAAAGGTCCAGCAATTCAAAAAAGGAGAACTAAAAAATACATCTCCGAAGTAGTAGAATTTGCAAAAAATCAAGCAAAATGGCAAGCAGCAGAATCATTTTGCAAAGATAGAAAATGGAAATTTCAAGTAATAACGGAGAAAGAACTTGGCATTTAATCAATGGTTACCGAACTCTACACCAACACAGGTAGTAACACCAGGTAGACTACTATTATTCCGTTATGATGCAAAATATGCAGCAAAACTAAAATTCTATGATAAGAACCCATTATGCTATGTTGTAGCAAAACAAGGCAATGCATTCTGGGGTGTTAACTTACACTACACACCAGTAGGAAATAGGATGGCATATATGAGATATTTGGATGCAGGTGATGATCCAGCAACCCTCACGGGATATCATAAATACCTGTATACTTATGTACGATCTGGTTTATTGGATATACCTATGTCAGACTGGGAAAGGGCATTTCAATTGCCAGCACAGGAATTTGTAAGAGAATTAGGTGGTGTTGATGTTAGTGTCAATATCGGGAGGTACTTGTAATGGCTGATAATTCAAATTACGTAAAAGAAACAACTATACGTGAAGAATTCAAAGATTATAGACCTTCTGCTCAATTCGAGATTCATGTAGATGAACAAGAGGTGCTTGATGGAGACATGCCAAAAGGAAAAGATCTATGTGGAACTGTTGGACTTGGAAAATGTAAGGTACCAAATGCTTATGGATTGAATGGAAATGGAAATGATTCTCATCATTATACTGGAAAAATAGACTTAGATCCAAGTTCAGAAACTTTTGGAATGATAGATTCCAAACACGGATTTCAAAATACTGGATATGGATGGGCATGGACAAATAGACACCATTCTTTAGGAACTTATCAAGGACATAATGGGGCAAATGATAATGATAAAGAAGCATATAGTAAAATTCTAAATCATCCTAATACATTAGTAGTTCTAACCAATAAAATGGTAGAACTAAAGACATGGGCAAGAATTAATGGAATTGATGAAGATGAGATGTATAAATCAATGTATAATAATAATGAAGCACTTGCTAATATTTTTAATGAAGTAGAACCAAGAATGGAAATTGAAAATAGAGCAGGTGGAATTAATAATATATGCTTTGAAAATAGGGGTGCAGATACTGATTGCCAGAATCCACAAAAGAATATGGATCTTATAACCAAAATGAGTGGACTAGGTTCAGTAACTAGTGTTGATGCAAATGGAAATCAAGTAATACAAATTACAAATACAGGAAGTTTAGATCAGGAGATACAGATAGCTACTGATGGTAGAAAGAGTAGTACCGATTTAAACCCCGTAACTTCAGGTATATCACCAATTCTTATTGAGGATAAATTCAAAGAAGTTCCAAAACAATTTCAACTATCATTTGGTACTTTTGGAATAGTAAGTTTGAAATATCCACATGATGCTGTTTATGGTGGTTCTGGTGAAAGTGGTCAAGATCATATGGTTATAGAACAATTTAGATATAAACCACCTCAAATGCAACTATTAGGTACTAAAAAACAACAGGTAGTTGGTAAAGATAATAAAGTGACAACTACAGGTGGCACAAGTTTAGATAACATTGCAACAGGTCTTAATAGAAATAGTAATTTACGTGATTTTATAGGTCTTTGTAAGATGCCTATCCCAAATCAACTAAACTTTTCTAATGGAGTTAGTTGGAGTGGTGAAAGAGCAAATGCTGTTGAAGCTGCTGCATTTTTTGCTGCACAAAGTGTAGTAACTAAAGGGTTGGATGAAGGAGTCGGAAAGGCTATGGGTGGAGCTTTATCAGAATTTGGAGATTTGCTGGATGAAGTCAGGGGAGGAAATTTTAAAACAACTCAACCAGCAGGGCAACTTTTATCAGCATTTATTTCTCAATATGCACTAGGTAGATTAGGTATCAATGTAAACCCAAATCAATTCATATCAAGAGCACAAGGTGTTTCAATAAATCCCAACTTAGAACTTCTATTCAATGGACCTAAATTGAGATCTTTTGGTTTCCAATTCAATTTTGCACCAAACGATGAAGAAGATGCATCTGTTGTAAGAAAAATTCAAAGATTCTTCAAACAAGGTATGTCACCACAAAAGAATGAATCTAATCTTATATTCTTAGGATCACCAAATGTTTTTAGACTTAGATATAGAACAAAAGAAAGAGATAGAATAAAAGGTTTACCAATGCACAAAATATGTGCTTTGACCACATGTGAGATAAACTATGCTCCTGATAATGTTTATCAATCATATGATGACTCGAAGGCAGGATCTCAACCAATAAGAAGTACAATGAATCTGAATTTTACAGAACTTACACCTATATTTGAAAGTGATTACAGAGAAAACGTAGAATCAAGAGCACCTATGAAAAACTTTATGCAACCTCTTGAGGATGACGATTGGTCAACCAGAGATTTATTCGATACAGAGGTAGATCCATTCCAACCTATAAGTACTGAGGATACAGGATTCTAAAATGGCATATTTCGACGATTTCCCCGATATTCTTTTACCGTCATTTACGGAAAATAGAAATTCTAACTTTGATTTCGTAAAATCAAAGAATTTATTCAAACGTGCTAAAATTCGTGAGGATTTTTGGCAAAATGCAACTGTATTTGATCAATACGCTATAAATGGGGATGATAGACCAGATAATGTTGCACAGAAAATATATAATGACTCCGATCTTGATTGGGTTATATTAATAGCAAATAATGTAATCAATATTCGAGATGAATGGCCAATGTCACAATATGACCTTAATAGATATCTTGATAACAAATATGCCCAAGATCAATTATCAGAAATACATCATTATAAAACAAAGAAAATAATAGGAAAGAATAATCTACTTCTATTAGAAGAAGGACATCATGTAGATGAAAATTTTACCCTATCATATTCATATGACGATGGACAAGGACGTGCAGCAGTAGAAACCCTATCTGGTGCAAATATCGTTACATCCGTTTCATACTATCAAAATGAACTTGATAAAAATGATGCTAAAAGAGCCATATACATTTTACGTCCAGAATACCTAGAAACCATATTTGCCGATATGAGAGAAATAATGACATATACCAATAGTTCCCAATATATCAATAGACGCATGAAAAAAGGTGCTAACTTGAGAATACTATCCCCAAGATAACACCAAAAAAACCTTTTTGAGATTTTTTGGCGGAGTTTTTTTCCGCCCTTTTTTCAATCCAAAAGTCGAATTTGCCTGAGCTAAAACTTCTTCGGATGTGTAACAACATCACCATGTATCTCACCGATGTCATCGATGTGAGCATGGTCTATTGCTTCAATATGTGCATGATCCACACTGATGTGTGAATCTTCTACAACTTTCACTTTATACACAATCTTGGACTGTTTCTTAGCGAAGTGAAAATCAATTCTTTTCTTCAACCAATATACAAAAGCAAGTACCAATAAAAATTGAATACCTTCTCCCCAAGACAGGTTCCATGCCTCGTTTAGATCGAGGCTTGCTGCTGCAAAATAATACATTTATTCTTCTGCTAAACGCTGGAAGTAAGATAATGCATCATCATCTTCATTAGATGGTGCTGCACCTGCTGCCACAGGTGTCTTTACGACACGCTCCTCCTCGGTTACTTGTTTGCGAGACTTGAGGGTAACTTCCTCTTGCTCATCAAACGTTTCTGGGTCAAGTGACTTTCTAGCACTTGATGGATTCAACACATTGTTCAATCTCTTTTCAAGATCAGCAAATGATTTGAACTGATCTGCTTTTGTGAACTCCTCTAGCGAATGCTGAGACTTCCACAATGTTTCCAATGCATCGTCATCATCTAGCAATGCTTCAGTCTTAGTGAACTCAGAGGAATCATAGTTACGATAACCTGCTACGTTCTTTGCCTTCAACTTGAAGTTTGCACCTTGCCAGAAATCAAATGGATCAATTGCTTCCTCATCCTCAAACTCAGGTTGCATTGCTGCAGTAATTTTATCAAAGATCTTCTTACCAAACTTATATAAGAATACTTTACCATCGTTTGCAGGATTTGCAGGATCCTTCACAACATATATGTTAGCAATATATGTGAGTTTTCTCTTCTGCTTTCTTGCTTGATCTTTATCTTCGTCACTACCACTATTCCATAAGCGACGATTGTACTCCGACACTGGATCACTTTGACCTAGTGTGGTGAGGCTGTTCTCAATGTACCAACCACCTGGTCCTTGAAAAGCATGTGACCATACTTTTGCCCATGGTAGTTCTTCCCCATCGGGTGCAGGAAGAAAACGGATTACAGCATAACCGTTACCTGCTTTGTCTACTTCTAGTTTCCAAAGACGATCATCAGCACCGCCACTGGTTGTTTTGTTCATCTTCTCAATCTCTTTGGTGAGTTTGGAAGTTAAACTGCCTAGTCTAGACTGTTTTTTTAGATTTGAAAATGACATATTTGTCGTATTAGGTGGATTGTTAGATTGTTCACCAGACCATAGTATATACCACTATTTAGGTCTTGTCAACCACCTCTCCTATCTGTATTCCATAGTCAATTTCGGGTGGTACTATCAGGCAAAAACCTATACCACAATTGAATACTCTCCTCATTTCATACTCTCCTACTTCACCTGCTTGCTGAAGTTTATTGAAAACATCAGGACGTTCCCAAGAACCCCAATCAATTTGTGATTCTAACCCTTCAGGAATAATTCTAGATACATTTTCCTCCAATCCACCACCAGTGATGTGTGCCATACCAACAATAGGTATCTCATCCATCAACTCTTGTATTTGTTTTGCATAGATTGTAGTGGGAGTAAGTAACTCAGGCATATCTCTATAATATATCTTCTGTCTCCATATAAGATCATTGATCAAACTATACCCATTACTATGCACTCCACTACTAGGTAAACCAATTATCTTATCACCTGATTTGATAAGACTACCATCAACCATCTCTGACTTCTCAACTATACCTGTACAAAAACCAGCAAGATCAAGATCATCAGCATATGTTGGTGGAGGTCCAGGTCTAGGATGTTCAGCAGTTTCTCCACCTAGGAGTCTACAACCTGCTATCTCACATCCTCTAATAATACCTTGCATAATCTCATTCAAAAGAGGAGATATCTTACCAGTAGAAATATAATCTAAGAAGTATAAAGGTTTAGCACCACATGT